AAAGAAAGACATACTAGATTAGCTAATGATTTGTTTGAGGATCATACTTGGCAACAAGATGAGGAAATTAAACAAGCCATAGAAAAGTTTAAAGAACTTAATCAAACTCCTTCATCTAAAACAGTTGGTACTATTATTAATGCTTTACATAAAGCTAATAAAATAGTAGATACATTAATTAATGAGATTGAAAACAACTTAGATGAAGAGAAATACAAACAAGGTGTAACTAATAAACAAGGCCAGATAGTTACTGGTGTTGAGATTATGTTAGGTGACATTCAAGCTTTGATAAAAGCTGCCAATGAAATACCTAAAAGTATTGATATATTTGAAAAGTTACAAGAGAAGATATTGAAAGAGAAACAAATAGCTGCTTCTAAGTTTAGAGGTGGTGCTGAAATTAGTGATTTTGAAAGGGGATAATGTTTAACTTAGATTTAAAACATATAAACACTGAAGAGTTTAGACCTGAAGCAATAAGGTTTGAAAATACCAGACGTAAACACGGTACCGGATTTTACATTGATGCTCCTAAAGGAAGTATTGAATATAAAAACTATTGGAGTTTACAAAAGCATTATTGCCAACATGGTTATAGTGTAGGTGGTGTTAAGATTACCGGAGAACATTATTTTTATTTAAACTTCTGTCAAATTAGTTTAAAGATTACTAAGAAGATTACCGATGCTACTGAGTTAGTAAACAAAAGAACTAAAGTAGAAACAGCTGTAACATTTCCAGATTTTTGGGATAGTGATTGGTATTACTTTAATGAATGTAAAAAAGCTGAAGATCTTGGTTTGCATATGATTGTGCTTAAACCTAGGAGAAGAGGTTATTCATATAAGAATGCTGCTAAGTGTGCATGGACTTATACCTTTAGTAATCAACAATCTAACTCGTTGATATTAGCTGAAGATAAAAAATACTCAGAGGAAACTATGAGGATGGCTGTAAGTTATCTTGATTTTCTTAACAGATACACAGGATTTAGCAGACAACGTCAGCATATAAATAAACCTAGGGAAATAGTACAAGCTTCTTATGAAGAGACAACTCCGGATGGTAGAAAACTAATTGGTGGTTCTATGTCTAGAATTATGCAATACTCTACTTTAAATAATCCAGATGTAGCCAGGGGTAAAGATGCTAGGGTAATATTGTTTGAAGAAGCAGGTTCCATGAGTAATCTAAAAGCTGCTTANACAGTTACTCGTCCTACAGTAGAATCAGGNACAGCAGTATCAGGACAAATATTTGTTTATGGTACTGGTGGTGACTTTACTGGTGGTATGGTTGACTTTGAAGAAATGTTTTATGACCCGGAAACATATGGGTTTTTAGCATACGATAATATGTATGATGAAGGTAGCACTACACAAATAGGTTACTTTTTACCAGACAGTTATTCTAAATTAGGTTTTATAACTGACCAAGGTATATCATTAAATGTAGAATCTGAAACAGCTATACAAGCTGAACGTGAACACCTTAGAAGAACAAGTAAAGATATAAACATAGTAGATAAGATGATTTGTGAGAATCCTCTTAAACCATCTGAAGCTATGTTAAAAGTAGGTACCAACATATACCCTAAAGCTGAGATTAATAGACAGATAAGTAGGATTAAAGGAGATAGGAGTTTATCTACAATAGGTATAACAGGTTATTTATCTCAGAATGAAATAGGTAAAGTTAGTTTTAATCCATCTACTGATTTTAAACCTATTCTTAACTTTCCATATAAACCGGATGTTGATGGTGAAGGTTGTGTTATACAATACCAACCACCATTTGTATTAGATAGAGTTGTACCTAAAGACTTATATTACATCTGTGTGGATCCTTATGCAATAGATAAAGACAAAGCTAAGGAAATAACTAAGAGGGATTCATTAGGTGCAGCATACGTGCTTAAAAGGATTAATAACTTTAGTAAACCTTACGACATTATAGTAGCTGAATATGTAGCTAGACCTAAATTCCAAGATGATTTTAATAGACAGTTGTTTATGTTAGCTGAATATTATAATGCTAAGATAGTATTTGAAAATGATAGGGATGGTAACATTATGTCTTATGCTAGAACTAGTAAACTAATACATAGACTAGAAGAAGAACTTACTGTGTATGACTCTAATGATAACCCTAAACGTAAATTAGGTAGGAATTATGGTGTGTCTATGTCTAATATAGAAGTTAAAAAACAAGCTGTACAATACTTTAGAGATTGGTTATTAGCACCTAGGGAAAAGAATGACAATGGAGAATACGAATTAAATTTACATAAAATATATTCTATACCCTTGTTAGAAGAAATACTTAAATTTAGTTATGATGGTAACTTTGATAGACATTCAGCTTTATTGGTTGGAATGTTGTATAAAAAAGAGTTACTTTTAAAACCACAGCTAGATATAAACCAAAAATACATCTACGATGATCCCTTTTTTGTAGATTTAAAGCATAAGTTTGGAATAACTCAAACTTTATAATAAATTTGTAATTAAAAATAAAATGGCTGCACCAATAAAATATAATGCAAACATACCTGTACAAACTGTTAGTTATGCAGAGAAGATAAAAGATGACTTTGAATGGGGTAAGCAGACCATGAGGTCTTATATAAACAGATCTTACTTTGCTACTACTCAACACAAATGGGCACTTAAAAAACTGTATGACTACTACAATGGCCATATAGATATAGATGATTACCGTTTAATTACTGAACCTTTTGGTAAAAAACTAGAAGGTGACTGGGCAGATGTTGTTAATTATCCTATTATTAAACCTAAAGTAGATTTACTTTGGGGTGAATTTGCTAAAAGACCTAAAAACTTTGATGTATATGTAACTAATGATGACGTTACTAACAAAGCATTAGACGAAAAGAATAAATTAGTATTACAAAACTTAGAACAACTATTTGTAAATGAGCTTAATGCCCAAGGAGTTGATACTGGTATGCCTACTGAAGAAATACCAAAACCTGAAGCAGTTCAAGAAGAGTTTGCAAGTTCATACAGAGATAAAAGAGCTATACTTGGTCAACATTCACTAGAGTACATTCACCAATATTGTAAATTACAAGAGAAATTCCATTTGGAGTTTTTTCATTGGTTAGTATCCGGTGAAGTTTACTCATATAAAACTATTGAAAACAACGAACCTTATTATGAGGTAGTTAACGTATTAGATATTGACTACGATAAAGATCCAGATAACCAGTTTATTGAAGATGCTGAATGGGTAGTTAGACGTAAGTACATGAATCCTTCAACTATTGTTGAATTTTTCTATGATGATTTAGGTAAAACAGAACAAGAAACTAAAGATGCTATTAACAAAATTGAAACTTTGGGTAGCAATACTACCGTATTCTCTGCTAGTGCTCCTAATCTCTATGATCGTACTGGGCCTCAAAATGTTTACAATCGTTTGGTTGAGGTTAAACATGTTGTTTGGAAAAGTAAAAAGAAAGTTGGTATCTGTACCTTCATGGATGAGTTCGGTGTAGAACAATCTATTGAAGTAGAAGAAACTTTTAAACCACTTAAAGAAGCTGGGCAAGAAGTAGAATGGTATTGGGTAAATGAAATTTGGGAAGGTTATTTGATTGGTACAGATATGTACTTCAGAATACGTGCTATTCCTGTACAAAGAACTTCTTTAGATAACTTAGCTAAATGTAAACTACCTTATAACGGTAGAGTATTGTCAGCTATTAACTCTAGAAATATATCATTAGTAATATTAGGTGTACCTTATCAAGTACTTTATAATGCTACAATGCACCGTCTTAAATTAGCTATGGCTAAGATGAAAGATGATATGATACAGTTAGATGTAAATCTAAAACCTAAAAACATGTCATTAGATGAGTGGTTATTGTACGGTGATGCTACTAACATCTTATTTATAGATAGAAACAAAGAAGGTTTTAGAGAATCTTCTACACATCAATCTGTACTTAGAATGGCATCTTCTACTATTCAATCTTATATAGAACTACTTAGATTTATTAAATCTGAATGGGAAGAAGTATGTGGTGTAAGTAGACAAAGACAAGGTCAGATTAACACATCTGAAACTGTTGGTGGTGTAGAAAGATCTGTAGTACAATCTTCACTTATTACTGAGATTTACTTTACATTATTTGATGAATTTAAAGAAAGAGAGTATCAAGGATTACTTGACTACTCAAAGTTTGCTTGGATAGATGGTAAGAAAACTTCATTTGTGTTACCAGATAGTGGTAAGATAGTTTACATGGATGTAGATCCTATTGAACATTCTGAAGCTGAGTACGGTATATTTGTAGCTTTAAGTGGTAAACAAGTTGAAAAACGTAAACAACTTGAAGGTCAATTACAAAACTTTATTCAAAATGGTGCCAAACCATCTATGATTATTGATGTAATTAACTCAGATAGTTTTACAGAACTTAAAGCTAAGATGCTTTATGCTGAACAAAAACAAGATGAGTATGCTCAACAAGCACAAAAGATGCAAGGTGAACAACAACAACAATTGGCTGCTCAACAAGAAGAATATGCTAACATGCAACATCAACGTGAGTTAGAACTTATAGATAGAAAAGGTGAATGGGATTTACGTAAAACTGAACTTACAGCCTATGCTATAGATGAGGGTACTAATGTTGCAGACATATCTAAAGCTGCTGAGATAGGTTTAAAGCAACAAGAAATTGGACTTAAACAACAAGAATTATCTCAAAAAGAAATAGAATCTCAACGTAGATCTGCTACTGAGAAGTACAAAGCAGACATGGCTTTCCGAGTTGCTAAAGAAAATAAGCAAAAAGGAGAGAAATAAAGTGTAATATAAAATAGGTGTTAAAAATAACTTTTAGCATCTATTTTATACTATGGATATTAAATACTAATTTTACAAACGAAAACATAAGAATATGAGTGATTTAGATGATTTAGATTTTGATGATGTAACTCTAGGAGATACATCTGAAGTTGGAACAGGAATAGCTGACCCTATTAATCCAGAACCAACAACACCACAGGAAACTGCTGAACCTGAAAATAAAAAACAAAGAGGCAGACCAAAAAAGATGCAACAACTACAGGAGCTGAGGATGACAATACGTCAAAGAAAGAACCTACGGGAAGTGCAAAAAATGATTTTGTTGAAGAAATCACAACAGATGACGAAGAAGAAGAAGACGATACTGATGAAG